AATAGCGCGGCAGTGTTTCCATTGCTTCGAACATCAAGCGGAGCGGCTGGACTCACCGTCCCAATACCCACCCGATTGTTCAACGTATCAACCTTCAGGACGTTCGTGTCCACCGTCAGATCGCCGCTGATGGTGGCGGTTCCGGGTACGACGATGTTATTGCCGCTCGGGCCGACTGCCGTGTACAGCTCCGTGAAGTTCTGATTGCAGTAATCGAACGAAGTGCGAAGCGGCGTTCCCGTTCCGTCGTTCGGTGCTGTTCCGATATTGATCGTTTGCTTTGCCATGTGAAGTATTGAAGGGTTTGGTTTCGGTTACAGAAATTCCGTCATGTCCGCCGTGATGATCGTGCTGTCCGCCGTAATCACCGTGTTATCAGCGGTAATATCCGCCGTTCCACCAAGAATCGACGCCTCCCAAAGTAGGCCAATCTCCAGCAGGATGCGTTCACGCGGACTCTTGCATGAAGCTCCTTGAGCCTCCGCAATCAATTCAGCCGCTTCGCTACAGGAGATGTTTGCCATGAGATTTTAGAACGGATGCGAAGTGATGTACCAAGCCGTCCCGTCCGATATGATGGTAATGGAATTCCACTGCGGGGACAGCACATGAGTCAGCGCGCCATCAATCGTCTCAGACGCATAGGCATCAACCGTAACCGTGTTCGCGCCGCTATTGATGCGCTTGAACACATAGATGCGGCCAGGAACCAACGCAACCGGAGGAAGCGTCAGCGTAATCGAACCTCCAGCGGCATTGCAGACAAGCAGATAATCACCGCTCACCACATTGCCAGTTGCGCTAACGCTCCGATACGCGCCGCGCGTCGCACCGCCGCCAGCCAGATACGTCGCGATGCGATTCTCAAGAGCCAGCTTGGCCAGCTCAATCTCCCATGGCGAGCGACACCCCAGCGACGCCGCCTCATTGATCAGCGTCTCCGCCTCGTCGCATGTGATGTTTGGCATATCGGTTTAGAATTTAAGCCATCGGGCCGCGTCCGCGCTGCATCACCTCGGCGATGAAACCGCCGCCGCCAGGAGTAGACTCCTCCATCTCCTCGCCCTCCTCGTATTCCTCCTCGCCTCTCTCGGCCATCTTCTTACCCTTAGACTTCTTCTCGTAACCGGGGATAGCCATGCCATCAATCTCGATGACCTCCGCCTTGCCGCCCTTGCCAAGAACGATAGTCGCCATCGTCTGGAAAGCCTCGCCTTCCTTCAAGTTCTCGGGGATTTCGACGCCTTTGGGAATGGTAAATACCGGCATGAAGCGAGCATCAGACTCATGGCATGTATGTCAATCAAAAACCCCCCACCAGCCTTTCGGGCCGATGAGGGGCTGCTCCAACAACGGAGCTGTAAGACAAACAACCTATGAGATAATCCGGTGGCCACAATCGCCGAAAAGAAAAAACCCGCAAGCATTTTCACGCCTGCGGGTCTGTGAATTATTAGCTCGATTACGAGCAGATGATGGTGGTCAAAGCGCCGGTGCAACGACGGAAGATAATCGTCATGCCCTGGTTAGTGAAGATTGGCTCGGGAGCATGAATGAACTCAGCATAGTGCTGACCCTTCTTCTCCAGAGGATCGGCACAATCCACATCGAGCTTGTAGGCACCAGTCACCCACTGCCACTCGCCCATGTAGTTGGTCGGCATCCAGCTCAAATCACCAACGCGGTTCACAGGACGCACGATGTGCGACTTGAACACATACGGGGTGACAACGAACGCAGCCTCGTACGGAGCAGTCACCCAGCTTGAGTTGACGCTGAACACAGTACCCTTGGTGCCGCTGGCGCTGGTAAACGGCTGAACCAGCGTGTACTTGCCACCAGCGTAGGTGTAGCGGGGCGGGAACAGATTCGGCACATGCCGGAAGTTCTTAATCACCCGATTCGCGCCAATGCGCTTGAGCAACTCAGCGCCGCTGCCGCTGCCCATATCAGCCTGACGCAGATCCTCACGGAACGCGGGGTTGTTCTGAGCGATGCGCTGAGAAGCCTCCAAGCCGATATAGAGCGGGAACACCGGGCCGTCGCTCGAATAGCTGATGAAGCCAGAGCTATCAGGATTGGTAGCGCCGTTGCGGATCAGCGTGGCAGCAGCCACATCGAGCATCTCCTGAGTCAGCTCGGAGGTGGACTGATTCAGAGCCTGACCAGCGGAGCCGGTCTGAATCCAGGGCAACTCATTCACGCCAGACGGAATCGTCTCAACCTGAGTGAAGGACGAGTCAGCCACGGCCTTGATGGCATACTTGGCGAACATATTCTGGTAACGGGTTTCCCAAGAACGTTGAGCGCGGATGGAGAGCTTCTCCAAGTACACGCGCAAGAACGCCTCGACGCGATGGTCGAAGGTCAGATCGTCCTTACACAAGAGCGGACCTTTGAGGGCAAAACGCTCAGGACTCCAGGTGACGGCATTATAGCCGACCGGAACGTCATTGTAGGTGACATCGCAAGCGCCAGCGTTATCGCCGGGATTGCCGCTGGCGAGCGTGATGGCCGACCACTCTTCAGCCGCAGTCGGCTCGATGGAGGTGGTGGTGAACGAGGTCTGGGTCAGACCAGTACCCTGGGGATACTCGCCGCGCTCAATCATGTTGAGCCACATCGAGCGGTACGAGGCGCGTTTGTAAACGTCCTGCGCGAGCGACTCAGTAGCCACCGCGAAGGCGTTGAAGACATTAGGACAAGCCATGAGATTATGAAATTAAACCGACGTTATCTGCGTTATGGTTGGCCATCCATCCACCACACGGTGGCTGATTATCCAACCTGCTACACGCGGAGTGTCATTGCCGCTTAGACGGTTTTGCGATGGCTGACCAAGCCTCCGCCTTGCTTAAGGTCGTTACGCGCACTGACGCATAAGGGCGACTAAAGTGTCAATCACAATTAGTAAACTCATCGGTCAGCTCCGACTGCTCCGCCATGTAGCTCTTGTATCCACAGAGTAGGCCAAGTTTATGAGGTTGGATGATATGCTCCTTCGCGATGACTCCACGGAATGTGTACGGACCTGGAAAGGTTCCTGTCATCAGAGCGTAGAAGTCCACTCCGTCGGTTTTCGATCCTTTGCGCGCATCGACCAATAGCTTTCCATTGTCATACTTGGTCGTTTTTACATCGATGCGAAATCCCGGTGGTGGCGGGACAAGCGCGTCGTAAAGCGGATGCGGAGGATTACGATCCGTATCCAGATCAGGATAAACATTGAACAGCTTGCAGAAAGCCAGCTCGCCGCAGATTCCCTCAAGATCGACCGTATGCGGATCTTCCGCGCTGATCTTCAGGTTCACCACATTGAAATATCGATTCTTACCATTTCGATTCTTGGCTACGAAATTGGCGAGCTTACGCTCCGCTGTTGATAGAGAAATACTTTGACCAATTTTGATTTTGTTTAACATGGTCAAAAAGGCGGAAAATTTTTGAGGGGGGTATCGTAAACGAAGCCCACCCCCAAAAGGGGGCCGTACCCTGCCAGTCCCCATCGCCTATTCCCCATAGGAAAACAATCCTTTTTTACTATAAGTAAATCTTATCCTAACTATCAGTCCGTCTGCGCTGTACAATCACTGTTATATTTACTTCGTTTCGGATTCTCCCGTGACTTGCACTTCCGTGATTCGGTCGGGCATTTGACCGAGCAAGTTGATGCTCACGCTCGCTTGCTCCCCTTGTTCGCTCCATCCGAAGACCAGCGCGCTACGCTTGGCGACGCTACCAAGGATAGTCTCACGGACCGATTCATCTTTGATGCCGTCCAATGCATAGCTGTCGATGCGCTCGAGCGTGCTGGCGGCATCTGCGGCGAGCTTTGAGCGGACTAAAGCGGACAGGCTTTCTAGGGAAACTGTTTCTTTAGAGGAAACAGTGTTCCGCATCTCCTTCCTCACCTTGGGCAATCCTTCCCGTGAGGCTTTCGAAAGTAGAGTTGACTGATTCAATCCCAAGTCGCTTGAAATCGCTTTCCATGTCTTTCCCGCAAGGTAAAGGCTTTTCGCTTTCGTCCACTGTTCACTTGTCATATCTAGTACCTTGCAACGCTAGGTAGCCTTTCGCAAGGCGAGTTTTCCCCGCTCTTCTCCCTCAAAAATCGATTTTTCACTTCGCCAGGTAAACGCTCTCAAAAATTTTTTATGCGTTTTCCCCAGCAAATCCCCATGTTTTCCCCCTTCCTAAAATTATTTTAACTTTTCTTTTGACTCTTTCAACGGCCGCGCCTAGTCTATCGCCATGAACAAAAAAGACGGTTTCAACGGCAGCCTCACCATCGGTGACACGCTCTTCCCTGAGTGCGAAGAGCTTGGACTCGGACTCGTTGTTACCGCAGAAAACATAGCTGAACTCACCACGATCTTCATGAACGAATCACTCCTCACCGCCATCGCCGACAGCGTGGCAACCGGCCTTCCCGTCACCGTCACCCTGCCATCTCTCGCTGCGGTTGACGCTGCGGTTGACTTCCTTAAGCAACGATACGTTGACGTTGACTTTGATGGGATTGGAAACGGCGTCACTATCTTCGGCGATGACCAACGCATCCATGTTTCCGAAAGCGGTGACGGTGACGAGGGACATTGGGTTTTGAATCTGGTCATTCCTCAAACCGCCTTGGTAGCAACTTTCCGCAAGCCGAGCGGTGAAACCGTCACCGATACCATCTCTTATCACGAGCCAATGAGCGAAGCGTTGGACGCAGCAAATGAAGACGCCCACCGTTACGGATGGACTTTCGTCTCCCTTCAAACCGTCACCGCCTAAATTCCAATGAAACCAAAACGCATCACCCTCAAACGCCTATTCATTGCAGCTGCAATCATCTCTCTCGTCCTAATCCAAGCATATCTAGAAACGACACTCGGTTTCACCCCCAACCACTAAATCCCATGAATGTTCACCTAACTCTCAAATCATCAAACGTCAAAACCGGACCTATTCCGGTGTCAACGTCATCCGCTTGCACTTGTTCCGACGCATGCCCATTTAAGAAAGGCGGTTGCTATGCCGACTCCGGACCGCTTGCGCTTCACTGGTCAAAAGTGACAAGCGGACAGCGCGGTTTTGATTGGTCCGCCTTCCTGTCTAAGGTCCGTTCCTTTCCGGCTGGTCAGTTGTGGCGGCATAATCAAGCGGGTGATTTACCGGGTGTCGGTGACAATATTGACGCAACCGCACTAGATGAACTCGCAACCGCAAACACCGGCAAGCGCGGTTTCACATACACCCACAAGCCGTTGACGCCCGATAATCTGTCCGCACTACGGTCCGCCAATGAGCGCGGTTTCGTTGTCAACCTGTCTGCAAACTCTGTTTCGCATGCCGACCAATTGGTCAAACTAGGCCTCCCGGTTGCGGCCGTTGTCCCTCAGGACAGCGCGGACCGTTTCACAACACCCGAAGGAAACCGCGTAGTTATCTGTCCGGCCCAAAGAGTTGACGGGATTTCCTGCAACACCTGCCGACTCTGCGCGAAAGGAAACCGTGGATTTATCGTCGGTTTCAAGCCACATGGAACGGGTGCAAAACGGGTGCAACGCATCACAACGGCCGGTTGACGGTCCGCTTCAATCTATCGGCCGTCGGTAGGTTGACGCGTATCTTCAATCTCAATCCAAAGCATCCAATCCACTAAATCCAATGATCAACCGTTATCCCGGCCAATGCGTCCAATGCCACGAATACGTCCCGACTGGCCTTGGCACCGTCACCAAACGCAACCGCGCCTGGCGCATAGACTGCAACGCATGCACCGGCCGCATGCCCGAGAACTCCGGTCTTGTCTGCGTCAAACTGTCCTCAGGCTGGACGGGTAAGCGCAATGCGCGCGGCCGTTGTGAGGATGCTCCGTGTTGTGGGTGCTGTACTTTCTAAACCTTAACCTAACGCATCCAATCCAATGAAACTCGCAGAATTTATCCGCCTCCGTTCCTTCGAAGAGCCTTTCATTTTGGCCAATGAGCGTTGGCAATATGTCACGGTCCGCAGACCGGACGGAGCCGAAGACATTGGCGTCTACCGCTTCGCGACGGATTTGTGTTACGACTACGCAGACTTCCGCGCGCTGTTCAATCTCCAATAAAACATCCAACCAAACCCGAATCCAATCCATGCAAGCAATCCACTCAAAGTATCTACCCGCCACCAATTCACGCGGTTCACGCATCAAGGCCGCGTGTGAACGTGGCTCCGTGACAATCCCGTATCCTCACGAATTATCGGGCGACGAATGCCACCGGGAAGCGGTTCGAAAACTCGTTGCGCGTTTCTGCGCGGAGGATTTCAAGTCCTATCAAACCCCGATTGAATCGAATCCTTGGAACCGCTCTTTCGCAACTGGCTCTCTACCTGACGGTTCCTGCGCTCACGTCTTCACTGTCTGAACTTTGACCCATCCTCCGCGCGCCATGCGAAAGCGTGGTGCGAAAGGGTAGGCCAATCTATCCGCAACCAATCCAAAGCATGAAAACCATTCACCAAGTCATTCACGAAATCCAATTCTTCGACCCTGCTGTCCGCGCATTTGACGCGCATGATCTGCCGCAATCCGTCCGCGCGTACCTGCACCATAACTACCGCATGGACGCGCGCCTGACGGAGGAGGAGCAGCAATTGGTCGAAACCTCTTTCGAACATTTCGCGGACAATCTCCGCGAAGCATTTCAGGACGATCCTCGCCCGGACGCAACTCGCTTCTATCTGTTCGACGACCTCAGCCTTTACGTCCGCAGCAATGCCGGACCGGAACTCTGGGCCGACGCGCAGGTATTTGTAGTGGAACGCATTCTCCCCAACATGCGCCTGACGCGCCTTGAAGCGGACTTGATGCGCGAAATCGGAATGGACGATCAGGTCAGCGAGGTCCGCGACGACTTTTTCTCGGCCTTCGCGCATGTCCTGCACCGCGATTGCGGCATCCCGCATTGCGACGCGCGCGAACACTGGAACGCCTGGAGCCGTCAAGCTCCCGATTCGCTGACAGAGAGCCTAGAACTAGGCGGCGGCGAATC